GAAAAAAACATCTGTGCTTCTTCTCAGATACTTTGTGTACTGGCTTACCATCTGCATCAACTGTATGTGAATGCACTGGGTACCAGCAGTCGTTGTTTAAGTGTCTTGCAACACCTCTTGGTAGGGTATAAACCTCACCGTCTTTTAGCCTATAAAGCTTAGGGTGTTCTCCTTTATATTTAGCGAAGTAGAACCCCATCGTTCCTCCAGGAACTTCCTTAAAACGAAAGATGCCCCTTACAGGCTCTTGGTCTTTATCCTTTTGAAACTTCAGACTGTTTTTAGGCTTTTTTATCTTCTCTTGCTTCTCTTCCATATTCTTCCTTCTAAGAGCTGGGTGGCCCTAGCGAACCACCCATATTTCTAGCAACTAGCCTATGTGAGTCGCAAACGACTTACCTGCTCGCCACTTAATTACGTCACCGTTACTTCCTCCTGGAGATCCAGCTGCAACACCTGCAGTTGAACTTGTTCCAAGAATCATTCCGATGAATGCAGTATTCAATGTTGCATCATCAAGCGAATTAGCATATGTGCTGTTAGCAGTTTCACCCAAAGGAATAACCTGTGCAGGTGTATAAGGAACTGCTGTATAGATTGGGAATGCAAATGCTGTGTATCCACTTGTATCAACGCCGATAGAGAACGTTGACGCTGTAACAACAGTTACTGTTACTTCGACATCATTGAGTTCTGTCATTCCACAGCCGGCAGGAACTTTCATTCTTACCTTTTGGCCTGTGACGTATCCGTGATCAACCAATGTTGTTACTACACCAGGACTTGCCTGTGTAATATTGGAGACTACACGCTTACGTGGATAGAACATGTCGTAAACAGTTCTGTTTGGTGCAAGAAGTCTATACGTACCATTTGCACCTGCGATTCGCCCTGGAGCTGTTGCAAGTGTATTAGCTAACCTAAAGCTGGTATCAGCTGTTACGGTGTCGACTGAGAAGTCTAAGCCGTTAAGGTTGTCATGGTTTGTATTTTGGATTCTTACGATACTACCGTTCACCATTGTTCCTGTGTCTGCAGTGCTATAAACAGGCTGAGTTACGTTTGTACCAGCCGTTATTGCTACTGCTCCACCAGGAGTTGAGAAGTTAGTGGTGCTATCTATGAGGGTAATACCTCGATATGTTGCACCATTAAATCCTACTGCTGCTGTTGAAAGAGATAGAACCTGAGAAGCTGCTGCATGGAATTCGACAAGTGCGTCATCCTGCGCCATTTCTCGTTGCCAGTACCACCTGACACCATCCCACTGCGTTGAAGCAGCAATGTTGGTGAGGTTGTAGACTTCTACCCAATCAACATCTGATCTCAAAGGAATGATCTTATCTGTACCGTCGGAAGTAAAATATCCTTGTTGGATAAGTGTGTTATATGCCATGATCTACTCCTTTACGATAATGTTGTACGTAAGTTGATGACCCACTCATCATTCAAGATGCGAGGGACTTCAGCAAACTTATATCCAACAGAAGCGTTCAAGGCTAACGGACCATCATATATTGGTGGTCTGTAGATAAATTGAGCAGAATATTGGTTCTGTTCAATACATGCATAAGCTTCCATACCAACACAGAAAATGTTGTATACATCTTCACCGAGATTCGAACCTGCAGTTGTTACAGATCCAATGGAAGATACCAAGAATCTCAAGTTACCGATTGCACCCCATTCAGACCTAATGGCATTCATAGGCGATGGATACTGGTTTTTGTTAATAAAACCAGAAACAGCGTCTAATTCGCCAGTAAGATCTGTGTTACACAATGCAAAATATGCATCACGAACAGGAGCTGTACCAAACTTATTCTCACCCTCAATGTTGTCTGTGATGGTATAAGCATCAGCAGAAAGAAGAGTTCGAACTACGGTATCAACGTCAGATCTTGTTATTTCTGTTGGGTTATCACCGTTTACACCGCCTGTACAGTTAACGAACGAAGCGGTTGATGCAAGCATATCTCTTGTTAATTGGTCTTCAGTTTGACGAAGGGAAACACCAAGTCGCTTTGCTGCTTCGTTCAAGACAGGGTCTTGTGATTGCAGTGTGACCTGTTCGTTCAACTGAATGTATGTTCCATAAAAAGACATCTCTGCATCGATATTAACAGCAGTGAGCTGCTGAGCCGGTGGAGTTACACCAGTGTTTCCAAGAGGAACCATTGCTGTTTCCAGCGGATTGTATCTGCGCATCCTAAGAGTTGTTCCACCCTTTTCAGGCATTGTTTTCATCACAGCAGGAATTTTGTGGATCATATTAGGAACCGGAACAGAAAGAAGCTTCATTGAAAAGCTTTGTTGAACCGGAGCTGGCAGCACACTCGTTGTTGTAATAGCCATAGGGAATCCTAATGATTAAAACAAACAAATAAATGCACCCTAAAGGTACATAACATCACGAGTGAGTTGACGAGGCTCTTACAGTCATGGGTTGGCGAGTCCCTTACGGCCATGGGGTGACGAGTCCCTTACTGTCATTTCAAGTATAACTATAGCGTCAAAACATGTGCAATTATTTTAAGAAAAATGGGTGGCGCGCCCGGAGGAGATAGATAGACCAACAGGCGCGCCCAGACCCCACCGAGAGGTCTGTAGTAGTATTGATAGGCGATTAAAGTCTCTTTGTTGCCTCTTCCATTTCTTTCCACAACTGTTTCTTAACATCATCCGTGAGACCATTAGCAAACGCATTTGCCATAGATAGTGGTCCATCACCAGTTTGCGGAGAAACACTGTTTAAAGGTCGAGGCTTTGACATATTTTCGTGAGCCTTCGCACGATCTTGAGCATGATTATCAGTAACCTGATGTGTTAACTCTTTGATCATCCTGTAGGCTGCTTCACCCCTGGAAAAAAGAGATGATTGAGAACGAGCTATGATGTCTGCCATAGCTGGATTCTTCTTCTTAAAGAGTTCCATGTTCTCTGGATTAACAACATCATCAAAGTCAGAGTATTGTCTTCTAAGCTTCTCTTCATCTGTTGTTATTTTTTGTTGTTGCTGAAAAGCTTCGAGTTGCTTCTTGAGGCCAGTTATCTCTTTCTTAAGAACTCTTCCCTCAACGAAATCATTATCGCCATAATCTGGTTCTTCATCTTGTGGTTGTTGAGGCTGTTGGGTCGTCTGTTCATACTGACGCAATTTATCAGCAAGCTCTTGTCGTTCACGTTCAAGCCTTGCCTTTTCTTTCTCTGCGTCAGCTTTTGCTTGTCTGAGTTGTCTAAGGTTTACTTCGTGTGCATTCTCTTCGTGCGGTGCTGCTTGTGCTGATTCCTGCGTGTTGATTTCTTCTAGCGCAACATCTTCTTGAGGAGCGGCTGGTTGTGTTTGTTCTTGTAGATTTTCTTCCATATCTCACCTTTCAGGTCACGTTTCTAGTATGTTTGAGTCTTCTCTTTCACTGTTTAACTTCTTAGCCAGCCTTAAAAGAGATCCATCTGAAAACTGTAAAACAAACCCGAGAAGCGCGTATTTCTCTGTAGGGACATGGTTTGAATTGTTCTTCATGTAATTGACTACGTCTGCTGCTGGTATGACCCATAGGAAGTCTAAGCGATCATCTTCTCTACAATATTTATATACAGCTTGGTCGTAGTCCGGAGTTGGACATGATTGACGAGCAAAAAAGTAGCCACGCAGAACATTCTGCATAAGCTTTTCTTTCTTGGTCAGCACTACTACGTAGAAATCTCCTTCAAATTTCCCAAAATGAGAGCGAACGCACTCATGTACGTTCTGTTCGTAGTCTCCTAGTTGCTCTCTCATTTGATCTATCGCGGTATGGCTACCTGCATCTTTCTTTGAAAGTTCAAGAGACCATTCACCAACTGTCTTTTTGTTCTTCTTCTCTACTACCTTCCCCATCTATCTCCTATTTTTTTGTATCCATCCTTTTAGCTAGCCTTCTTTGTCTAGACTTCATCATCATTCGCTCAAAAAACCGGAGCAAAGCGCGGCACACTCTCATAAACATAAAAAGAGTCCTTTCTTTCTTTCCCTCAGGTACTACATCCTCAGGGGTTTGATTGTCGGGATTCTCCTTTTTTTCCTGGTGTTGCTCGACTATCTCCTCAGTGCTTTCTGGAATATCTTTTTCTTCCATAATCACTTCTTCTTCTTTTTCTTTTTAAGCTTTTTTTTCTTTTTTGACAAACCAGCCTCCGAAAGAGCAATAGCAATCGCCTGATCCTGGCTCTTAACTTTTTTCTTACTCTTTCCAATATTAAGCTCGCCCTTCTTCCACTCGTCCATAACCTTCTTGACCTTCTTCTGAGCCTTTGTCTTCTTTTTTTTTGCCATTACTTTTTCCCCTTCTTCGTCTTCTTCTTTGGATCAAGTTGCGGGTACTTTTTATACACAGCTCTCTGAATCCCCTCAGGATTAGGCGCAAAATGTGCGCGGGCGAGGGCATTTCTTGCGCGTTTAAGAGTATTAATAGGGAACGAGTATGGAGAGGCTCCTCCAGATCGTCCTGCAAAGTTAGCAGGAGAAACGTTCGTGTATTCTCCTGTATTAGAGGATCCTGGCTTTCGCTCGAGTTTTCTTTCTCGGGCTTTAGAAATTGTGACACCTTTAGCCACCGTTACTTTCTTCTTAGGGGCCTTCTTCTTACCAGCGGTAGCCCGTTTTTTGGAGGTTTGGGATTTTTTCACCGTCGATTTTTTCTTGGTAGAGCTCTTCGGCATCGTTACGCTCCTTCTTCTTAACAAAACGCTTTTTATTACCAAACGAATCAGTTAACCCGCAAGGAGGTGGCCCCAAAATCTGAACGGCTATGCGGCGCGCCCTTCCGTCTTTTCTTACACTTACTGGCATCTCGTCTCCAGACCTGCTGTCATGGGAGGCAGTCCCAGTCCTCCCACAACAGTAGAGTAGTAATGAAGCCTAATTAATACTTCGTTGGAGCTAATTCTCTCTTGGTGTCGCTTACATCAGCCTTAACTTGCTTGTCTACGCCGCTCATTCCATCATTGATGTTTTCAGGAAGATACGATCCATTCTTTGGATACATCTTCATGATTACCTCTTGTGGCATCATTGCTTGTCCGACTTTTCCAGAGATCATTTCTCCGTCAGCCTTTGACATCTTTCTGTCGTAATATCTCTTCTTGGCCATCTTAAGCCCTTTCTGGAAACTGACCCACGGGGTCGTTGACCCTTCCGGATCAAGGTAAAAAGTACCTCTAACCTACGTTCTGCATTGCCTCAGTTGATTGCTTGGCCTGCTGCATAGCTCCTGCAACAGACCCTAATTGACCTCGGTCTGTCTTGCCTGCTTCTTCTCTATCTTGAGCGGCAAGCATCCTTGAAAGAGAAATTATTTTCTCTAACTGCGCGATGTCAATATCTTCGATTTCTTTAAGCGTCTTAGCCATGTTAAGAACACTTTGAGCTCTATCCTTGTCAGCCTCAGCTCTTCTCTCTATTGCTAGAGCCTTGTTCTCTTGTATGCGACTGAACCTTTCAACTCCAAGCCCTTGATCGGCTACTGTCCTTGCCTTGGCAAGATCAATGTTAGCTCGGACCTCTTCAAGTTGAGTCTGCATTTGCATCTGTTCTAATTGTTGCTGCTGCTGAGCCTGATACTCAACCGTTTCAATAAGATCCTTCTTATTTTGTAACGTTGCTGCTTCAAGTATTGTGCTGTCAGGAATAGGAAGCCCAGCCTCTTTAAGATGCATAAGCTGCGCAAACTGCATTTGCCGTTGCGTTGTTGTATTTATTCCTTCCTCTACTGCTGCGTCGTATCTACCAAACGCTTTGTTATAGAACTGAGCTGTAGGCTCTTGCTCTATGATCTTTGCTACCTTACCCGGAGTAAAGTTATTCTGAATTATATCTAGCATGAGACCGCCAAGTAACTTCTGTGACCTGTCTAACTGGTCAAACAGTATCTGTAAGGTGGTTAGGCCTGCACCTTGACGTAGCATGGAAAGAATGCCAGCTTTCTCATCAGTTGCTGAACCGAGCAGTTCTTCATTAACTCCAGATATCTCTTGGATCTCGCGTCCGAGTATCTCAGAAAGCTGGATCATTGAAGGAGGAATCTGTGGTGGCATAATCTGCTCGACATCAGTCATCTGGGCATCCTGCTTAAGGGCAAGACCCCTTCCTTGACCTGAAAGAAACACATCTTTAGGATTAACAAGAGAGTCGATCTTGTACTTGAAACCTGAGTTGATTTGACTCTCAAGGATATCTAATTCAATAACTTTTCTTCTGTTGTATAGGTATTGCGAATCTCTTAACCCCCTTACAACCCCCTGTATTCTCCATGGGTAATCTGACATCTGTGGATTGTAGTACCCAAAAACAGGCACAAACGGATACTTGTCTATACCCATAGGATTTGCACCGTCGTACATTACTTTGCCTTGTACAACTACAGCGAGACGCACAGTCGGAATCTCTGTATCCGTTACCGTGACTTGAGGATAAAACTTTAAATATTCTTTGAGCTTCTCATCATCCTTCCAGACCCATTCCATGGTTTCACCTGAAACGGTATCAACAAGAAGCCTTTGAGTTCTGTATGCCTTGTAGTAGAACTCATCGTATGTAAGTAAATTTTTTGTTCCTACGTTATAAGACTCTGGCATGTAGTTAAACTTGCCATCTCTTTCATCCTTTGCAGGAAGAGCCATGATTAAATCTTTGTGATCTGGAAGTAGCGATAATACCTCACGCCTTGTTAGGTATGAACGCTTCCAAATTGCGTTGCAGTCAGATAAATCTTTCTTCCTAAAATAGGGATCAATAAGAAATGTGTTATGAGCACAATTATCTACCTTGATAGAACCAGATACTGGATCAGTTCTATAGTCTACCCACACCTGCATAAGGTTGAGTCCTGTAACAAGAGCACCATGAAAGGCATCTGATACTGTCTCAAGCACACCTTCTCTTTGGTTAACCCACATAAGAATCTTGGTAAATTGATCTGACGTCTCCGCATCCCCATTTTCTACCGGCGTAACGATGGTGGACTTTCTATTTCGTCTTTGCCAACCCGATATCATATTCACAACACGCCTTATGCGGTTGAAATTAAACTGTCGGCGACGATTGTTTGGTATGAGCCCATACATGTCAGTCCAGAGATTTTGATCGCCAGCTTCAAATCTCGTGTCAATGCCTGCTTCTTCCCAAAAAGACTGGTTGATCGTGATGCTATCTTTGTAGAAGGTAGACATTCTGGCTAGAAGAGAATTGTCATTTTCCTCGTAAAATTCTGGCCCTAATTCGGGAAAAAGCATCTTTCTACCCTCGCTTTTAAAATGTTCTATCTATCATTTCAACGCTTACATTTAATAATACACAACGTTGCAATCCTTTGTATACGATTCACTTCTTTACATCGACCTTTGGCTTCGCTCGTACCGTCTTGTCTGACTCAAAGATGCCTTCTATTCCTACCTCTATTGGATCTTCACCGAAGTCTAGTGTATCTTCTTCCGATTGTTCTATGTAATAAGGTTCTATACCGTGAAGCTTATCCCATAAAATATAAGCGTTATCCTTGACGATTCTAACGATTACCAAAGCTGCCTGCTTGGCCTCATTCTTATCTCTCGGATGAGCTACAAAAAGAATCAATGCGACGCAAAAGAGACTCAAAAGAAGCATCAAGGATCCCGCCTTCATCTATTTGCTCTCTTGTTTCTTGTTTTGGAGAGGTGTCGAGGCTGCTTCTTCCGTCGCTGCAGGAACTATCGCTGGTGCTTCTTTGTGTGTGTGAGGAGTGTGCTCGGTCTTTTTTTTTGTTTTATTAGAGCCAAAAAGAACTCTACCAAATGTCGCAATTCCCCTTCCTACAGCAATTGCAGGAGTAGCCGCTGTTTCTAGAGTTTTTTTTACACATGAGCTGAAAAAAGCAGAACAGACTACGCACAACAAAACAAGCGCAAGCTTTCTTTTATGCATTACATCCTCCTTAGATAACCTTACCTAAAAAACGGTGGAAGAGAGGACTGTGAACCGTAGATAGCTTCATGCCTTATCTTTTCCAACTCTTCCGACGACAAACCATCACGTGTCTTCGGCAGAGAGATGCAAAGATAGCGCATGCAGTCGGCAGCGTGACTATGCTGATCGTGGAGCGGTACATCTTTATACACCTGCCGCTTTGAATCATATTCCTGCCGATAATTCTCGAGTGACCTTATCAGTTTGGCACAGCGTTCCTCATCAATCCATATTTTACTTAAAGCTGATCGCACAGACTCGATTCCATCCATGATCGAAATGTTTACTGCAACAGTAAATTTAACTCCTAACTGCTTCGCCTTTTCTATACGAGTCATACCAGAACCAAACTCTTTTACCTGTATATCATGAGGGGCTATATGACGTCCATACGTATATGGCTTAGACAATACGTGCGTTACGTAATGCTCAAGCCCCTCTTTGTTCTTCTCGTAGTAATCAATTATCCGTACAGTCTGACCTATTACCTGAAAGAAGATTATCGATGTCGAATCTCTTACACCTATATCCCACGCTGTATGTACCTTAAATCCGGCCTCCCATGGAACAACAGTGATTTGGTTATTAAGCCTCATACGATCTATGTACTTGCAGTAGTACGATCCTTCAACCCCAGCGTTGAATGATACATAGTATTCTTGCTGTACCAAGTCTGGTGACATCAAACCTTCTGAAATCTCTCTATCTATTTCCTTGGGGTCTATATGACGTGTTTCGTTAAGTCCTAACTTGCATGTCCACCAATCAGGAGAATTAAGAGCCAGTTGGTACAGATCCCAAAAGTGATTACGACCTCGTGGAGTAGACTGAAATATCGCCCATCCTTTGTTTGCTGCAAGTATTGGAGACATAAGAGCGTAAATACGCGGGTTCTGTAAAGCGTATTCAGAAAATACTACCCCTTGAGGGTTGGTTCCTACTATTCTGTCTGGATTGTCAGAGCCGATGATCTGTATAACAGAGCCGTTAGTGAGAACTACCTTCATATCCTGAGAGTTTGTAGAAGCAACTACTTCGTCAGGAATGTAATCAAGAAAGCGTATTCCTGAAATGGTAACAGACGACCAAAGGATCTTCTTACCTTGCGCATACGTAGGATACACAATGTAATAGACCCCCGGCCGAGATATCGCTTCCCGAATAGCGATATTCCATGTGCATAGATCTTTACCCGCACGGCGACACATAACTATTACCATACGTCTGTACCTATCTCTGAAAAAAGCTTCAAACATAGGACGCTGATAGTCGCGCGGTACGAACTTATTTAGATGTACTTCTACGTCTAATCTGCTCATTTCTTCCTTGGCGCTTTAGACATACTCTTCTTCTTAGGCCTTCCTACTTTCTTAGGCACTTCTTTCTTCTCTACTTTCTTTACAGATAGCTTCTTTACGTCTTCCATGACCATGGACGTGGTTTGCTTAAGCTCATTAAGAGAACTATTCATAGCATCTACTCTGTATAGCTTGTTATCTAAGACATCTATCCTGTCTTGTAGGTTAGAGATGGTTCCACGTAGCTTCTGTTCTTTCATGTCTGCTCTTTGAAGAAGGTCGTCTCTTTCTTCTATCTGGGCCCTTAGTTCTCTGTGTAAGCGTTCTTGCTTTCGATTGAACCTCAGCTTCCCAAAAAGACGTGAAAGTAAGTAAATGAATACCGAGATCATTGATATTGCTGCGAATGCAAGGATCGCGTAGAAGGCAATCCATTGCAGCTTTACGTATGATGTAAATGCGTCTGCCCCTCTGTGCCCTACGGCTAGGATGGACCCAAACCTGTCCATGTTCTATCTCCTCTATAAAATAGTCTTCTGATTGTACTCGTCTTCCGTTCCTATAAATGCTTCGTTGTAAGCAATGACGAGATCACGAGACACCTGCCAGACCTGGGATTCACCGTCTGTCAGGAATTCATCGTACTCCATGATCTCGTCTGCTAAAGAAATGAATGTCTCTACATCCTTGGCATTCAGTTTCTCAAAATAAAGCTTCTTGTATATGCCCCACGCCTTCTTCTTCTTACGCTGTAACATCTCGCTGAACTCCGTCTCTAGTGCTTCTAGCTGCAGGTCATTGGTGTAAGACTCAAGCTTCTTGCGCGGCTCTTTCATAACTTCTTCGCGGAACTTGAGGTAGCGCTCCTTAGTCCGCATGTATTCTTCATATTTCTTCTTGAGCTTGTTCATACTAAAAGTTTTCTATGTCTTGCTCTGGTTGCGTTGTCTCCATACGGCGTTCTATGATATCCAACCTTCTTCTTAAAAGATTTAGATCTCTTCTTATGTCATCAAGGCTATCTACCATATGGTGAAAAGGGCTATTAGCGTCTTTGTACTCAGTAGCGATCTCGGTTAATACGTCTAGTAGTTTCTTCATATCTGTCATCATCTTGTTCCTCTATCTCGTTAAGTTTCCCTTCAAGGATGTCTCCCACTGTATCCAATACGTCATGTGAGGCTTCGCAGTACTTGTAGAGACCATGTAGGTGGAAGACTTCTTCTACATAATCACTCTCGCCTATATCTCTTAACCTATCTGAAAGGTATTGTACTCGTGTAATCAGATAGGAATTACACTCGCTCATTCTTTTCTCCTTTAATCCAAAGCTCTTCTTCTATCTTTACAGCTTCCTCGTCAATGACATCTAAGCCGAGCGCCTTCTTCTCATTCTCTATGAGATTGACGTTGATTCTATGAAGGGCGTCTTGAAGCTCCTTGAACTCTTCCTTGTGTAGATTCATGATGGCTCGCTTGATTGACTTAGTTTTGAGTTCGAGTTTCTCTAGTCGCTTATTAAGCTTCCAAAAAACGTAAAGACCAAGCTTGAACAACGCTACTGAGAATAGTAGAAGCATTGAGTCTACGTCCATGGTTACTCCTCATGAAAAAAGGGTGCGACTGGTTCCTCCGGTACTGGTTTTATATGTTCGGCTTCTTTTTGCAGGAGAAGTTCCTTATAAAAAGCGTCTAAAGTACCGGAGATCCCAGCCAAGCTGCATGCTATACGATCGAGAGCTTCTTCAATATCTTGTAAGCTATTTTCTTTAACATTCTTCTTCTTCACCGTAATCCTCTTTGTCTGGGTTTTTAAGGAACTCATGTATGCAGTCATCAATAACTTCCATGAGGAGTGCTATAGGATCATCCTTTAGGACTTTAGGTGCAGAAAAAGGATCGAATGTTAATTGCTTGTGAGAGTTAAAGCTATTAGATATTGTTACTTTTACTTCTTGATTACTCTTCATGGCATGATCCATGAAATGTTCAATTGCATCGATGCTTAAAACTAGAACAGCTTTTTCGAAGAACATCTTTGCAGTAGGTTCTTTATGTAATGAGACCTCTATGTCCCAACCGATTATAAAGTCATCGGTGTTTATGGCCATACTTAGGATTTCAATCATCTATCTCCTCCTCGTTTGCCTTTTTAATACAATACAGTTTCTTAGCAGCAAAGACGATGAGCATCTTGGCTATTTTATCATGCCGTTCGGTGTCTTGCTCATCAGTCTCGTATGTTATTTCATGTGATGTGCGATCCTTCTCTATCACACTTAACTTTACTTTTACCATCCTTCTTTCCAA